TTATGAACTCGGCACTATCGGCCAGTCGATATCAGTAGCGCTAACATCAACACGGCTCAGCAGGACCACGTATTTCTGCCACTCAACCAACTCAGCTTTCTCGTTATCCGTCGCAATATCAAGATTAACGGCATAGGTCAGTTCATTGATCCGTGTAGTTGCAGCGGCCTTGCGTGTGCCCAGTTCCTGTTGTGCGGCTTTGATCACTGCGACAGCCTGCGCATCTTTATCTAGCACCCACTCTTTACCGTTCCACACATCGAATGCAGTTGCGGGTTTCCGCAGTGTGAAATTGCTAGGTAATTCGCCGAACTGCGTAACGACCTGAAGTTGACGCGTCTCAGTGCTGTAAATAGTCTGGCCGCGATAGTCCACCACGCTCTCCCAACTTTTACCGTCAGCGCTACGGCGCAAGGCGTGTCCAGTTGGAGGTAATTCGGGCTCGTCTGCGTAGCTATCTGCCGGCAGGCTCACACCCTGCATGACGTATTCATAGCTGGCGTTCAGATATTCACGTGTGATTGGATTAACGTGATAAACCGTAATCCAACCAGCGTAAATCGCCAGCCCTTTTTCATTCAGTACTGCAGTTTCAATTTGTTTTGAATATCTGCTCATTATGCGGCTCTCACGATGTAGTTAAATGCGATGTTGCGTGGGCGAGTTTCACTTCCGCCGAACGAATGAAGCGGATTGCCTGCACCGCTGGTATTCGATGATGTTCCATCAGGGTTACTTTCACTGTGAACGATAAATGGCCCTGTAGCATCAATAGGCGGGAAACCTACACCATCACTTGTCCCACCGCCTTCATGAGAAAGGGTAATTGTGTGCTTATGGCTACGCATTGCATCTTGTTGAAGTGACAAAATAGAGCGATCAATATCTACACCGCGTCCAAAATCACAACCACGAATGAATTCTCCACGCAGGTCGGGTAAGATCCCCGTCGGATACCTACTGGACAAGATTGGGTACAGCGATGTGTTAAATTGCTGGCCCGCGCACGCAAGCCAACCTGCAGGGACCGTGACTAACGGCCATGGTTGAGGAATGCCAACAAGTTCATTTATCTGAATCGCATTTATATCTGCTGCTGTGAGATTTTTAGTATTAAAATCTCGACGCCAACCGCCACCTGAAGCATTGTCAGATTCTACATAAACAAACTGCCCTTGCACTGCTTCAGGATCGCTTGATGACGACATCGTTGTTACACGTATTGTCCGCAAATAATAGCGATCTGCAAAAACTTCTACGACAGCACCAGCTAGTTCAATGTGACCACAACCAGTATCCACAATTTTTTTGTTTGTTGAGTAATTCCATGTACCCGCACATACGAAGTAAAGGTGGCTGAAAGCGCCCATGCCGTCTAAATAATCAATAAATTGCCGAGTTGACCACGCCCCGGATGCAGCCCCGAAATCAACCCACCCAGAGCCCAAATAAGGCAGGCTGGCATTTTTGGCAAATAATTTTTTATTGGAAATATCCGCGCCGTTCTGGTCTTTTGCCAGTTTTCCAGACAACGCATTCAATATCGTTGTGGAAAAGTTAGGGTCATTCCCTAGCGCGTTCGCTAACTCTTGCAGTGTATCCAGTGCCGCAGGGGAACCGTTCACCAGTGCGGCCACCGCTGCTTTCACAAATGCCGTGGTGGCCAGTTGCGTGTCATTAGAACCGGTTGCTGCAGTTGGGGCGGTTGGCGTTCCTGTAAATGCTGGACTCGCTTTCGGTGCGTACTGGGGATGTGCATCAAGAGTTGATGCATGGGCATTCAGCTTATTTGTCGCGTCGGCTTTGGCATCAGCAATCGCATTAAGCACAGTGGTTCTGAAGTCCGGGTCATTCCCCAACGCATTCGCCAACTCCTGCAGCGTATCCAGCGCCGCTGGTGAGCCGTTTATTAACGTAGTAATCGCAGCTTTAACGAATGCGGTAGTCGCAATCTGATTACTGTTAGCGGTTTGAGCGGCAGTGGGAGCTGTTGGCATTCCTGTGAGGGCTGGACTCGCTTTCGGCGCATATTGGGTATGGGGATCAACGGCACCGACATGCGTAGCCAAATCACTTCCCGTTTTTTCCTGCTCACTCTTCAGATAAGTCGTGCGGCTAGCCAACTGTTCAGCCTGTCGGTTGGAAATACCTCCAGGGCCACCGACAACAGGGTCTGATGTTTCCAGTTGATAAATGCCGTCGATCCACGTTTTTTGTTCAGGCAAGTTAGCCATTTATGCACTCCCGTAATTATAACTGCCGTCATACGACGCTGTTTCGTTATAGCGAATAGGCACCCCCAGATATTCCAGACTGGCCAAGAGGCAGCGGGCGGGGGCAATCATTTCCAGTGTGTTACGTAGCATCTGCGCCTGGTCATTGGTGATAGGTTGTTGCAGCAGAACACGATAAACAGGCCACTTGTTGCTATCGCCGTAAACCATGTGACCGTTATAACTGCGGATACCGTTGTAACTAAGGCGTCCGATGTGTTCGATTAACTCAACATCGCCAAACCCCAGACTACGGATAACGTCACGAACGGCCCATTCCGTTCCTTTGAAGCGATGCCGCTCTATCGCTGACTTAATCATTGCGCGGCGGGCATCTTCAGATTCAGCAAGTTGCCAACCGTCCTCCTTCAGAGAGAATTGCTCAGCAAGCGCATCCAGTACGCTGCTGTCAACGATATCGACCAGATAGACAATGACGGCTTCAACCTGCAGAGCGTCGACCCCATCCAGTAACGATGCCAACACACTAAATCGCAGATCAGACGACAGCGAGGGCGGGAGAAGGTCTTTACTCATCAGCCGCACCTGCAATGGTTATTGCGATGTCTGTACAGATAGCGAGTTGCCAGTCATCAAGCACCAGCAACGCAGGGGACAGCAGCTCAACGCTGTAAACCCCATCGAGCAACAAGGCGGCATTAATCTGACTGGGCACGATGTCCTGCCCCAATGTTGCCCGACGTTGTTCTGTCCAGGCTAACGCAGCTTGTTGTGCCGCCTGTTTAACTGGCAATGCCTGGACATCGCGTTTGAGCGTCAATCTGGCATGTAGTGAGTATTCAATCGGAGCCGGGGATTTTGCCGCGACGGTGTCCGTGAGTGGCCGGACTTTTTCATCAGAACAAACGCTGATCACTTGCGCCAGCACACTGTCATCAGGCAGGCCTGTGGACAACAGCGGATATAAATGAACGGTGCCAGGCTCGGCTCTGACTACCGCAACGTCAACAATATCGGGGTGAGCGCTCAACGCATGATAGCGGTACGCTAATTTTGAGCCTGCCGTGCTGAAGGACTCAGGGGCTAACTGGATGCGTTCGCGCAGCCGGTCATCGGTTTCCTCATCAGAACCACCGACGCTGGCGGTAAGGTTTCTGACCGTGAAGTCGATATCGTCAATTTCATCCAGCAGCGTGCTGATTTGTGCTGGCTGCCAGTTGTTGCCAACTAATCCCGCCTGCGTACACGTTGCTGCTACGGTTATGCTCAGTGCGCCAGCCTTCATTATCACATCGCTATCAGTGGCAAACACGACGCTGTCGGAGGCACTAACTCGAGTTCCCGCAGGGATCAGCGTATCGGTTAACAATGCGCTGTCGACGCTAAATTGCAGCGTCGTCTGTCCGGCCAATGCCGCGAGACGGTACGTTCCCACCAGTTCGCCAAGGTAATCCAGCATCGGGGCGCGGGCATAACGCACCAGATTCTGTTTAGCCGCATCTTGAATCGCGCTACGTACCAGCATTTCACGGTAGGCCATCAAATCAATCAGCAAGCGTTCGGCCTGTGCCGGATACAGTGTCTTGCCGCTATCTGCTTCATATTTTGCAATCAGCTCTGCGGTGATCTTCGCCGCATCGCGTTCAATGAAGACGGGTTCAGTCGTTACCGCCATAGTACCTCCGTAGCCTGTAGCACGCCGCTGGTTGTTTCCCAACTCAGGCGCAGTGTCATATGCGTACCATCAATCAACGGCTTCGCGGCCAGCAACTTACAGCGCGGTTCCCAACGTTTGATCGCTTCGACTGTCTCCCGCACGACGTGCGGAATGGCCCGGTCAATCGGGTAGTCGATGTAGCGATGCAAGTTGCTGCCAAATTCGGGACGGTGTGGATCGCTGCCGCAGGGTGTGCGCAGAATGATGTGAATGGCCTGAGTGATATCGGCAACCCCCTCGACGAGTTCGCCAGGGTGTTGCAGGGCCGGTTGCCAGTAAACAGAATTAGTATTCATGGGGGCAGTATCGCCCCCAGTGGGATAGTTGGTTATTAAAGGGGATGAAAAATAGGTGTAGTGGCTTATTGACCCTTTTCAGCCATCTTCGTCCATAAAAAATTACAGAATGCGCAGCAGGCAACCAGCATAAATTTGGCATCAGCAAATGAAGGGTGTTCTGATTCATCGGTTAGCGCATGTCGGATACCACCGCTATCGCTGGTATAACCATAGAGGTTAGAAAACGCATTTTTCAGGCTGGGGTGCAAGCCGATAGAGGTGTCAATTTGTTTAAGGCTTTTGCCTAACGTACCTTTTTCGTCACCAGAAATAGCGTTACATGCTGACTCAACGGCGGAAATCGATTCTTTGATTGAGTTACGGTAGTCTGGTTGTTTTCGGTCAGATAAAAGCTCCAGAGCTTGTTGCAGATGGGTTTTTACTGATAGTGAATTGCTTTCTATTGCAGTCTCTATTGCTGAAATTTCCTGTTCGTCAGTGGTTTCTAGCACTTTTCCATCAACGATACGGTATGCAGCATTTTCTTCTTCCAAAACTTCGTTTAATCTTTTAGTTAATCTCTTTTCCCAATCTTGATAAGAACACTTCAATGCAAATTCTATGAAATCGTAAGTTTCATACCATTCACCATACCAAAATATTCCTTTAAAATAATCAAGAACATTTCGTTTGTTATTTGTGTATTTATAATTAAAAAGGGGCATGGCATCTGCTGCCTTCTTAAAAAAACCAACCCAAATAAGGCGAGCTATATTTTCAACCCTACAGGTATCTATGACGTTACCTGCTTTGTACTTACTCCATATCTCTATATATAAGCAATTCCATAATCCAGTTCTTAATTCATCATCCATCGACTCACGCTGAATAACTTTATGCATAGGGCGGATTCCCATCCGCTGAGAAAATGACGGCATATGCTCACCTGAAAAGTAGAAAAAATTCAGTGAGTATGATGATTCGAGTTTCCTCCTTTGTCCATGATCTTACCACTGGCATCAATATCCCCTTGAACACTGACATTACCCTGAATGGTTGCCGCCGCGCCACTGCCTCCAGAACCCGCCATACCGCCCTGATAGGTCAGTTTGCCTTTAACCAGTAGATCGCCCGTGACTTCAGTTTCAGGTGCATCAATGATGGCTCGCTGTGTTTTCACCGTTACATCCGTACCGCAGGCGATCACGATATGCGCGATGCCGCCGTTGATGGTTAATGTATGTGTCTTGCGGTCGTAGTAAAACGCGGCGCTGTCCGAATAGGTAACTCCGCGGGCGTTTGGGTTATTGATTGGAGGTTTATCGACACTGGAGTAGACCGCGCCCAGAATAACGCCATCCTCGCCATTTTCATCCAGTAGCACGACAACCTGCTCGCCGACGTCTGGCAACCAGTAGTCCTTATTGTTCTGGGTATTGTGTTGCAGGACATCAAGCCAGTTGGTACGCATGTTATCGCATTCCGGCAGGCGAACGCGGGCGCGGACGTTCTGCGGATCAACGGCGCTGACGGTGCCCACCTGTCGGGATACGCTCATTTTTTCTTTTCCGTCGTGGTCGTTGAGGTCGTGCCATCCGCTTTGTAAACCGTCAGCGTCTGCGTTTTCTTCTTTTTCTTGCCATTGGTCACCGCGCCACGCGCAACCTCCAGTTCGGTCACGTAGCCACTGCTGCGATCAAATGAATGCCGGGCGCTGGTGATAAGCCATTGCCCGGATAACTGGCCAAATTTCACCAACTCTATTTTGTTGCCGGCAGTGAGTTGCGGCGTTCCCATCACCGTCAGTGAACCGGTCTGCTGATATTCGTTATGTGAATCCAGTGCAGCATCGGCTTTGAGTTGCGCACTGTCCTTGTCCGATGAACGACTGGTGACCTTGAGTGTGTCCGCACTGGTAGCTTTGCCGCTTTCTTTTCCTGTGGCTGTCGTCGCACTCCCATCTGAATGGTATGTTACCAGTTTCTTGTCGCCGGCTTTCTGATGCTTCAGCTTTGCCGATTTATAGACCTGGTTGATGGTGTCACGAAGAGAATAACGGGCGACGTCGGTGGGTGATAACTGTTTAACGGGATCAAGCTGTCGCAAGGTGGCCAGATGGGAAAATATCAACTGGTCGCTGACGACTTTAACGGCATAGCCGTACTCGCTGGCCAGCCGTTTCAGGAAGCCGACATCGGTTTCTGCATACTGTGTGACGCGATCAATCTTTATTGACTCAATGCCACCGACCAGCTTCAGGCTGTGCTTTTTGGCGATACGCCCCGCGATAGCAGCCAGCGTGGTGTTCTCAAAGCCCCGACTGGATTTGGTGCGTAGCGCAGTGTTGACCGACGTAGCCACACCACGGATAGACACCGTTGACGGCGGCGCACTGACTTCAATCTCATCAATAGAAAATATCCCACAAGACAGCAGTTTCTCACCGCTGTAACCGAGCTTGAGCGTTAACGTATCGCCTTTCCCCGGATACCATTTGTCCAGCCAGCGACCGTCAGTGTCATCCAGTACGACCTCGATGGTGTCCGACTCAGACTTGATATTGTCGCTATAGCTGACTCGGGTAACGTAAGGCGCGATATCGCTGGTGATATCTTTCTTCAGATACCACAGGGTAAATACCGGTTGCAGGACGTCTGAGGTGCCAGGCAACGGTGCAGTTTGTTGAATTAACGTAGCCACGGTGCAACCTCCTCGGCGTTTTCTACTTCATCTTGTTCAATCATTGGGATCAAGAGAACGGTGCCAGACGGTAATGATGGCGTAACGGCCACATGCGGGTTCGCCATGATGATCCGGTCATAACCCAGCGGATCGCCATAGTAATGTTGTGACAGCGAATCCCACCGGTCACCCATTTTTGTTACATGCTCGATGTACCTCATGCTTTCCTCGCCACAATGGTCGATGTCATTTTACTGAGTGCCGGAGAATTGTTTTTCAGCAGCACGCCAGCGGCATCGAACTGCCCGGAGACGGTATTCAGTGCGGCGGCCAGATTGCGGCTGTCAACGCCTGCCAGCGATTGCCGTGCTGCTGCTACAAACGTTGCGGCCTGACCGGTATCACGGGCTAACCGCACCGCATCAGGAAAGGACTCTTTGACCGCATTCAGTGCCGGAATAGATGCGGTCAGCGGCGCAGTCACGCCGCCTATCTGTGACATCAGACCGGGAATACGGGTTAGTGCAACAGTCGGATTGGTCGCCATCTTCTGCACCGCACGTACCGTACTAGCGGCGGTGGTAAGGGCAGACTGCGCTTTTTTCGCATAGCTCACGGCATCGCGTACCGATTGCGCCATGCCACTGGGTTTGGTGATGGCACTGGTGACAACGCCCGTACCAGGAATGGCGCTATTAATCGCGGGCGGTTTTTGCGGGCTTTTCGGGTCACCGATGTACTCGCGCAACGTCACTTCCGCCGTCATGGCCATCACGTTCCCGGACGAGTCGGTCTGCTGGCTGCTGGCCGTCACGGCGGTAATCACAAACCAGCCGCGATAATCGCCATTACCGAATACCAGCGCCAGCGCCTGATGCGCACGCATCGCGCGACGTAACCGCGACAACTCGTTATCCGGCGTGCAATACAGGCTGTGGAATACCAGGCTAATGCGGAACTCATCGAGCTGTTCGCCGACGAACTGCAATCCCGGCTTTCCCTCGATACGGCTATGCTCGGCATAATCGACGCCGAACGTCGATTCAAAACCGTCCCAGTAGGTAATCAGCTCGAACTCAATATCACCCAATACGGCAAACATCAGGCATACCCCCGTCGTTGTTGTTGCGCCACAATGCGCTCCATCATCCTCTCCAACTCGTGTAGAGACAGATTTAATGCGCTGGTGATTTCCGGTGTGGCTGGCGTTTTCTGCCCATTGAGGTAGATATTGGGTGAGAACGTGACATGGATACCGTTGCTGGCTCCATTGGGTGTACTGCTATTGGCTGAACCGCGGCGAACCGAGCCATCGGCATTCAGTAACGGAATAGGGATATCGGGAACATCCGGCGTCAACGCACCGGCTAACCGTTGCCCGGCTTTTGCGGCCAGCGGTGTGGTGCGGCTAATCCCTATCGCAGCCCCCTGCGATATATTATCGCCGAATGATGCGAATACCCGACTCGGGGAATGAATACCTAATTTCTCGGCAAACCAGCCCTTAATATTATCGCCTAATTCACCGACGACTTTTTTTGCGCCTTCCCAGGCATTTCTAATACCGTTCACCAGACCGCTGATAATATTTGCGCCAAAGTCGGTAAATTTGCTTGGCATATCGATGCCGAAATATTTCATCACTTCAGCAAATACGGTGTAAAAAATACCGATGGGTGACCAGTTCAGAATCAACTTTGTTACGCCGCCAATGCCACCGCTAAATGCGGTTGTAATATCATTCCAGCGTGCCCGGAACCAATTACTGATAGGCTCCCAGTAGCGATAAACCAAATAGGCTGCGACGGCGATCCCCGTCACCAATAGCCCTATAGGATTCATCAATAATGCGCGGCCCATAATCATCACGGCACGACCCACTAACGTAATACCGCGCATTAAGCCGCCGCCGAGAATTCGTCCCAGCGATAGAGCACCACGGCCAAGTCGGGTAAACATTTCCAGCCATTGACGTGCGCGACCACCTTCCCCGAATGATGCACGGAGCAATAGCCATTTAGAGCGCAGCAGCACTGCGCCTTTCCAAAGGTCAACAACAGGGGACAGCAGCAGATTTAAGCCCAGTTTGGTGCCGATAGCCGCTGCTTTAAAGGCCAGCAACCCGGTTGCGGCCATCACCACGCCTTTCACAATTTCAGGGTTGGCGGCGATCCATTTCCCAGCCTGATCGATAAGCGGGATGATGGTTTCGCCCAGTGAGATTAGCGCTGGTTTTAATGACTCGCCAATGCCGATAGCCGCTTCATTCATACGTATTTGGGTTTGTCGCCAGCGTGCCTCTAACGTATCGTTCTGCTTGGCTGCGTCTTTATCTAGTGTTTGTTGGGATTCAGGGCTATTCATTTCCGTTTTGTTGGACTGATATTTCCCCCAATCCTGACGCATTGAAATCAAATGCTGGGCAGTCTGAATATCAGTAAAAATTTCTGCCATACCGAATGATTCAAATAATTTTTGCTGTGTCTCTTTATCACCTCTTGCGCCTGCTTTCTGCCATTGTTCGGCAAACGCTTTACCCTTGCCATCAATAAAGCGGTTGGCAATCATGAGCGAGGCTTCATATTGTGAAAACCCTTTTGCGACGTAATCCTGCATCGAGGCTTTATAGTTAATTCCGGCTTTCTCATACTTCTGAATGGTGTCGCTACGGTTCATTGCGGCCAGCCAGTTGGTCATATTAGTGACCGCCTCTTCAGCAGAACCTGAGCCTTTGGCTACTTCCAAACTGGCTACAATCTGAGTAATCGCATCTTTACCAACAATCCCTTTGGCCGCAAAAGATTTTGCCAAGCCAGGTAGCGCTTTTGCCATATCCTTCAACTCAAACGAACCCAGCTTTGCTCCCGTTGCCGCGATTGAAAATGCTTCCTCCATTTCTTTGGGGTCAGTGATTTGCAGCGCAGAGCTGAAGGCATACGTCATTTTTGCCAGTTCAGTCATATCGCCCTTCGTCGCGGTGGCTGTTTTACCCAGCATTCCGGCAAATTTTGCCGCTTCCACGGGGTTCATCCCATCCGCAACCAATTGCCCGACGCCGCCCAGTAATGCTTCCTGTGTCTGGTTGACCTTCAATGCTGCTTGTCGAATTGCTGCCCCGATAGCCTGTTCCTGTGTTTTATCCAGATCGCCCGTCACTGCAATATCCCGTAGCCCCGACTCAAAGCTGGCGTATTGCTTTACCGAACTCACAATCGGTGACGCTACCGTTCTGGCCACGGCATAGGTCTCAGCACCTTTGGCATAGAGTGCCATCCGGTTTGCCCGTGCCGCATCACTGGTTGCTGCCGCTGCTGCGAGTCGATTTTGCTGGCGCTGTAGCTGTTCCATGGTTCGCCCGACGCGTTGCAGGTCACTGTTCAGTCGCTGACTGGCGCGTGAACCGAGCTGGCCATAACGTTCTGTGGCCCGCGTAAGCGCATTTTGGCGCTCCTGCAGACGGCGCGTGGTTTCGCCAATTGAATCCAGCGTGCGGCGGGTTCCCGTTACGGCGCTGCGGAACGCACCAGATATGGCCCCGCCAATAATCACGCCTATGGAAAATTCTGTGGCCACGATTTATGATTCCTTTTAACGATGCGAAACAGGGATACGGATATGGAAAACGCACTGACGGTATGTAAAGGATTGTTGATAACGGTATTCGGCGGGATATATATTTATCTGCTGGCAAAACTGGCTATCTATACCGTTAACAGCAGCAGTGAGCCGTTTGTCTGGGTGCTGATGATTGGCGGCGGTGCGGCATTATTATCGCTGGCAATGGCAGTTGCCGCGTTTCTCCTGCAACCCGCCGTCTATTTACTGGCTGCGATATTTGCGGGTGTTGGTGCCCTGATTAGTCGCTATCGCCGTTCTCACGTTTAATCTGTTCGCTGGCTGTTTCCAGCCAGCTCTCAAACTCATCCAGATCCAGTTCATTCAACTCACTTGGCTGAAACCGAAACCACCTCGCCAGCAGCGCCTGCGCCTGAATCAGTGTTTTCGGATGATGCAACCACCCCTGTAAGGTGCTGAAATCGTTTTTGTAACGCCAGATAGTCAGCTAAATCCATCCCATCCAAATCTTCAGGCGGCAGACCGCTGGAACGCGCAATCAGCAGGTCATCCCAGTCTTCGGCTTTATCACTGATTTTTCGTACCGCTTTGAGGTCTTTGACCTGCAGACGCCGCAGGGACAGGGATTCCAGTTTGACGCCTGCGGCAGTGGAGTAAGGGATCGATAACGTAAAGGTTTCAGACATGCTGATGCTCCTGGTGACATTAATGTGAATTAGCGTTCAGGGGCAGTATGGTGCGGGGCCGGGAGAATCAATATTAATGGCAGTTAACGAAAAAAGGAGGGAAATCTATCCCTCCTTATATATAGAAATACAGCAGTTGCTTAGTTCAGTTGTAGCACGCCATGCTGCTCAGATTCGGAATAGGCAATTAGCCCGCAATACTCCGGCACGAGAGTGCCATTATTGGCTTCAAAGGCGGGAATGGTGCCGTGGGTGATGGTATACGCTGGCTGGCCTTCCGATTCTGCAAACTCAGCAAGCGCCTTGATCTGCTCTGCGCGTAATACGATTTTCTCACTCATCGTATTTTAGCCCCCGATATTCATACGATAGTCCGTCAGCTGGTCGATGCCACCCACACGGAAGATATTGGCCAGATAATCCAGCTCCAGCAGCTCTTCGCCGTCCAGTACCTGCTTCAGATAAGAACAGGTGAAGCTACTGGAGAACTCGGCGTTCTCATGCTGCTTGAACGTACCCAACGGGTTCTTCTTGAACATGATGGTCATGTACGTCACCAGCGGGATTTCATCAATGCGTCCCTGGGAACTGTAACGTTCAACGCTGGAGCGGCACTGCAACGCCAGCGTTTTATACGGATTCGCCGCACCGAGCATGGCATCACGGTAGAACGAGTTCCACTTGATCTCGCCCTCCAGTTTGTCGAACCCGGCAGGCAGTTCAACCTTGCCCACCATCCCCAGCGCTTTGTGCTCCTGCATCACCATGCTGACATCCGGCAGTTTCACCTCTTCAGCACGTCCCAGCAGGTTCACCCCATCCAGATAGATGTTGGCATTGGTGATGCGGTTTACTTCAATTTTCCCGGCCATCAGCTATTGCCCTCCAACGTGACCAGATATTCGGAGGTGATCTCCGTCTCGAACGTCAACCGCTCCAACGGCGGTGGCGGCGTGTATTTGTAGCTCAGCAACAAGTGGCCCGCTGCAAGCTCCGTTTCCTCATTGCGTGCTGGGTCATACCAGCATTTGAAGCCCAGCAGCGCGCCGTCGCCAATCAGCTTACGGCCATAGCCGTTAACCGACTCGGTCAGCGCGTCGATCAGCGCCTGGGTGATCGGCATATCGATATATTGCTGGCTGAAGTAGCGGATAGACTCGTTGATCACATCACCGGTGCGTCGCACGTTCTCAAAGTTGCGCATATGAGTCACGGTTGGCCACGCCGCACAGCGATTGCCCCACAAACGTAGCCCTGAGCCGTAGCTGTTGAACACGGTGGTAATGCCTTGTTCGTTCAGCAGGTTCACTTCACTGTTCGGGTCGTCGATCATCGCTGATAACTGACGCTCCACGCCGGTGATGCCCAGCAGCTCTTGATTGGAAGACGACCACCAGAAACCTCTCTCTAGGTCGACTTTGGCACGCAACCCCGCCGCACGCTGTGACAGCGGCTCCAGCCGTTCGCTGTTGGTTTGTGCGTCATAGACTTTGACGTGCGGATAGCACAGCCGCACACGGTCGGAGCTGGTATTGAAGTTGATGCTGCCTGTTGGCCCACGGCCCGCCAGTACCTGCGCAAACGTGGTGCCAATCGGTGCATCGATATAGGTGATGGCATCCAGTTTGTCAGCCAGCGCAATCAGCTCCACGCTGACGCTGTTCTGGGTACAGAACACCGGCGCAATGAGGATTTTGGCAAAGAAACCGAACTGGTTATAGGTATCGTGCAACAGCTTCATGCCGGTACGGTTCCCCGCTGCATTGACCGCCCCGATAATCTCTGCGGCCGTCACTTTAGTCGGGTCAGCGTAATCGTAGCTGGCCAGCACTGCATCATCTGCCGGGATGTTGCTATTCAACCGGGTAATCACACCGGTTTGCGCATCAAGTTGATAGTCGGTGCCGTCAATATACGGCGTGGTTTCCTGCGACTGGCGCAACACCAAATTAGCGATGGTACGGTGTGCCAGTTGGGCTTTTCCTGTCGCGGCTACCAACGTCACACTGACATTATCGACGTGGGTTTTATGCACGTCCGGGTCAAGCACGTTGATGATCAGCACCGTTCCCGCGCCGTGGTCATAGATAGCATCCAGCGCCTGTGGAATAGTGAAACCGCTGTACTGACTGCCGAACTGTGCCGCATCTTTCTCTGACAGGCACAGCGTAACGGTATTGATTGGTCCCGTGGGTGCCGTGCCGATCAGACCGATAACAGCGGACTTCACGGTTTTCACCGGACGTGCGCCGTTTTCCACTTCCGTGGTTTCGACGCCGTGTAAATAGTTAGCTGCCACTGTTCACCTCCACTTTCTCTTCACCGGCATTTTTACGGCGGGCAGCGGATGCGGCGATGACATCCGGTTCGGCGTGTAGATGCTTCAGCGCAACCAGCGTTTTGACGTAGTCGTGCGCCTCCGGGAGTTCAACCACACTGTCTGGCCACAGCAGCACCTCGGTGCCATCAGCCAGCGTGACGCCGCTGGATGGGCCGGTATAACGGTATTTCATGATTCACTTTCCTCATAATTGACCAGGGACAGTAACGGCCCATCGGGTAAATCGGTGTCCTCCAACTGGACTGATTCGGTGGATAAATCCAGCGCGTACTGCCACAGCCCACCGACATTGCCCAGGAACACATCACGCACCAGCCAGATTTTGCGGCTGCAGTTCGGCGGTTTGTAACCGCACAGCACCCGACGCACGACATCGAGCACCGCCACCGCGCCCTGACGTCCATTCAGTTGGCGAAACACCACGGTGGTGTTCAGCGTAATGGTGTGGGACTGCATCACCGCACCGATATCTTCCGGCTTGCCAAAGCGGGAACCGGCGTAACTCACCAGTACCGCGCCAACCGGATGATTGAGGCGAAAGTCAGCAGGCTTCTCCGGGAAATACTCAATCTGTAGCTGAGGCAGTTTTTCCTTCAGACGAGCGACAACCGCTTCGATAACCGGATTAACATCCATCAGTATTTCTCCAGCATACCGTCATGACCGCCAAAGGTTGCTCGACGTGCCCGTACCCGAAACTCGCCGGATTCCGGTACATCCTGACTGGTTGACTGTAAGGCCAGCGTCAGCTTCGCATCACGAATATCCACCAGTTGACGCGTGGCCACTTTGTTGTCGTCTTTTACCGTATCCGGCATCGTCCCTTCCGGGCGACGGGCATATAAGCGGTAGCGTGTCAGCGTGACCGCAATGTCGCGTAGCACGGTGGGGATTTCAGTCAGCGGCAAGGTGTAACGCCCGCGCAGATGTGCGTCGATCAGCTCATCGGCATAGCGAATGCAACTGTCCACTACCGAGGTGTTAACCGGAGGTGGCGCATCAAATCCCACCGTTTCATTGGTCAACTGGATCAGCGTGGACTCCGGCACCTGTTCGAGTAAATCCGCCAACGTGCAGTACATGGTTACACCCCGCGCAGGATTCGGATGACGTCACCTTCGGCGAGGGCTGCATCCAGTGCGATGCCATTCGATACGCCCGCGTCCGTCAGCAGAACGGCGCGGGCGGACTCGTCAGACTGGACAGATTTACCGCGCTCGATAGCGGCCCCGGCTTCGACGGCAACGATACCCAGCACATTGACCGGCACGGCGTCACCCGTTGCTCCATCTACCTCGGCAACGCCCAATGCGGCAGCACCCGCCTGACACGGGGCGTTATCCGCGCCGACAAAACGCTGCTGTGCCAGGGCAGCAGTGGCCAGAACCGTGGTGGTCAGAATGACCTGTTGAGTGGCTCCCATAATGCCCCCGTTATTTCAGGATATTGGTGATGAGATACCCGGCATCGCCGCCAACTACCGCGACTTTGTAGATATCAGTGAAACGCGCATAGGAAATTTTGCCGCCCACGCCCGGATATTTGTCAGAAACAGGCATCCCTTTGCGGCGGAAGGTGTAACCAAACGACGGCTCGTTTTCGTCCGCACTTTCCGTACCAGGCTGCGGCGGTGAAACGTAGTGCAGCATCAGGTTGTCAGCCCAGACATCGATAGGGGCTTTCTTACTGTCCGGGCTAGACACCGGTTCACCGATCACCACTTTCTGGATCTGGAAAATATCCTGCAGGATTTCCGCTGTGATCCGTTTACGCTCGTTAGCCCCAATTTGTGCCTGAATCGCTGGGTGATAGCGCAATGCTGACATGACGCTGGCGCCCATCGTCATCAGATTCGGGCGTAAGCCCGTTGCGTTACGAACAGCTTCGATACCCGCTTCAATCGCGGTGACCGGTTCACCCTTGCCATTTGCCCAGCGCTCCGCAGCAGCCAGTGCTTTTTTAGACGCTGCCAGATAAACCTTCGGGTCTTGCGCCAGTCGGGCGGCATACAGTTCGCGCTTCAGGTTGACACCGTTAGTCGCACGACGAATGGCTTTTGCCTCTTCGTTGAACAGCGATTCAGCCTGTTCGCGGTAGTCCACTGGCGCAGCCAGGTCGTGCTCGTTGAGCACCAAATCCATCGAACTGGATTTTTCCCGCAGCAGAACGTTACTTTCTGCGCCGACTGCACGTTCGGTGTCGTATTCAACGAATGCGCCTTTACCGAATAGCGGCACTACAATGCCTTCCTTTTCCACCTGAACGATGGGGAAGATATTTTCACCGATAAACGCGGCGTTCCTGTAACCCCGTGCCACACTGGTCAGCACTGGGTCAACGACGCGTTTACCTCTTAAATAATCAGACATGATGTTTCCTTTTCTTACGGTTACGGATTGCTGCGGTTACAGGCAGCGTGCGACGGCAGCGTCGTAGCTAATGCCTTCTTTCTTCGCCAGCGCCGTGGCTTTTTGGTGCAGTGCCAGGCGCTCAGGATCGGCTTCAGCAAATTCCGCTGATGTCGTGGTGAGATCGACGTTGACGCGATCTTTGGTGGCGTGCTCACTGAAATCCAGTACAGGTGTCGCACCGCCTAACAGCTCCTTAAACGCGCTGGCCAACGGCTTTTTCACCTCACCTTCGGCGAATTCAACCGGTTGTTCGCCTTTGGAGACTTCATCCAGCAGCGCGATGACAACGGCCTTTGCCGCAGGAACCAGACGGCCTTCCGTCACCAGTTTTTCAGCAAAGGCGACGTTGCCGGTATGCACCGTTTCCTGTCGCTGCTTCACATCAGCAGCCAGTCGGGTGGCTGCATCTGCCTTCAGGCGAGCGTTCTCGGCCTGCAGGGCCTCAATTTCTTCTTTGGTCACAGTGGTGTCCTCATGGGTAGATGTGGGATTAGCGGGGTTGGGTTCCTGAAATGCTGGGTCGGCTTGTACGGTTTTGTCCTCCCGCATCGCTTCATCACGCAGCGTGTCGAGTTGCCACGACGGCAGGACGCTATCGGCGTCTTCCATGCCGAATTTGCTGATGATGAACTCACGCAGGCGACTGAACAGGCTGGCGCTGGTCATCATTCCCCAGTCGGCGAACTCAACCACGCCATCTTCCTGTTCATTGAAGGCTACCTGCCTCAACCCCTTAATCGACGGCGGCTGTGCGCCGAGGAACCCGACATGGCGCAGATAGAGCGTGCCGGGTTTCGGGTTATTGGGCGAATCAGGCAGGTAGAACGAGGCGGAAACTTTCTTGTAACGGCCTGCATCCACCAGTTCGGCGAACTGCGGATCGACCTGCTTAGGTTCAGCCAGCAGATCCCCGCCACTGGTTGACAATGAAGCCACCCAGCCATAGGCCGGGGCATCTGCTTTCGGGTGGCCGATCACCATCGGGGCCTCATGCACCGCCGGATCATAAGCAGCCGCACAGGCTGCCAAATCAGCAGGCGTGAACGGCAATTTCGTGCCGTGCATATCGGTATGGGTGCCGGATTTAAAAATGTGGAGTGGCATAGCGCTGTCCCGGTTTGGAAAACTCAGGACAGTGTCAACGGAACCGTTAAACCTGGCTGTTAACCCCCATTAAGAAAAACGGGGAGCAAAGCCGGTTTGGTGTGGTGGGAATAGTGCGGCTGTAAAGCCTTTATAAAGGAATTTAAGCCATTTTTCAGGATAGGCGGCACATTGGCTTAACTGTGCCGCGTGAAATCAACGCTGCGCCGCAAATTCAAGATGCCGTTGGAGGGTGTCCAATACTGAGTTGACCGCCTCGGATTGCAGGTTACCATCTTCATCTATCGGCAGATACGGACGTGCAGGTAGTTCGACAGATTCATTGCGCCCGGTCTTGCCGCCAAACTGGTGGATAGCACCATAAATGGTGTTGGTGCCGATCATCGCCGTACTGGAATCATATTCGGTTGATACCGATCCCTGCAGCCGTCCGGTTTTGCGCAGTGTCTGGCCGTCACGGTCTTCCGCCGCCTGCGACACAATCCATTCAGGACGTCCGGTCTCGTCAAAATTGATATCGGTTTCCGTGTGCAGCGTGCCGGCAATCTTGCGCATCGCCGGGGTCATATCCGCTGCTGCGCTCTCCAGCGCACGCAGTCCACGCCGGAGATCGTTGTCGTTAATCGTGATTGTGACGGTACTCATGACGATAACTCCTGTTTAGCCAGGGACGTGAGGCCGCCCTGGTAACGCGCCAAATCCGGGCGATAGGCAGCACCCGGTGCATACGACCAGCCAAGATCGGTACTGATTGTTGTGCTGCCGGTGCTGAACGTTGCCACGCGCTGCATTTCACCCGTTTTCTCGGAGACCAGCTTCAGCTCCCAGCCCATCGCATTAATGGCGTTAGCCACCTTCAGCCCGCGCCGTTCGATATCGTGCTGGCTCAGGGCGATCACACTACAGCGGCAGCGCCAACCATTCGGCGGGTAGAATGCTTGCCAGAAAGGATCGTCGAAACGAAAAACCAGCCCATGCATTGATAAGTGGCTTTGCCGCGTATGCTTGTCACGAATGGCGCTGTACATCCAGTAAGGCCGATCGTCGACGTTTTCCATCTGTTCAGCCCAGCGACCGCTGCTATAGAGCACCGACATATTGGTGCGGAAGATGGTATCCAGCCGCCACGGGCTACCCTGCTGAATAGTGATGGGTTCATCGGTCACCGGGTCGGTGGTATCATGCGGCCCCCACCAACCTTTCTTCTGCAGCACTGGCTCCAGTTCCTTACGAAACCAGCGGTCAGTCTTGCCGTCATCCAGTGCTTCCTGCAAAGCGCGACGAATATCTTCCAGGATATCCAGCCGGGTCACTTTAGCGACGGTAAAGGCGCGGGCATGAGATTCCTGCCAGACTTCTTCCCAGTCCCAGCTTATCGCATAGCCCTTTGCCTGCAGGTAGCCGATGGCCCGTTTAGGTGGCAGCGTCATGCAGTACGCCAGTTCAGTCGCGGTGATGCTCATGCAGACGCCCCCAGATATTGGCTACAAACAGAATACGCGCCAGCCGCTCCTGCAGGTCGTCGGCCTTCATCTGCGGATACAGCTCTGCCAGTTCACCCAGCAGATCGCCGGGACGAACGCCGGACTGAACACGTTCAAACAGCGGAGCCAGCAGCGGTTCTAGCGTATCGTCGAGCTGGCCACCGTTCATCACAACATCCAGCGCGGCATCAAGCGCGTCCTGTGCGTCAACGTCAGCATTGACGGCTTCCGCGAACGCCAGTGATTGACCAGGGCGCGTCTCTTTGGGCGTTTCGTCAATATCGCCGTCCTGCAACTGGTACTCGCGCTTCCAGTATTGCGGGGTAAACGTCACACCGGCGCGGCTCAGCTTCTCATCGCGCGTCGCCTGTACCTCATCAACGGATTCCTGCTCCCACAGCTTATACACCGGCGCGACAACGTGACTGCCGAAATTAAGGTCAACTACCCAGCGGATGAGCTGATTGATAGCCCCTTCCACAATGTCAGCATCACCATCACGGATATCGTCGGTGACTTCCAGTCCGGCCTGTGCCGAGGCTTTGTTCGCTGTCGCTTCGGTGGTCTGGTTTTGCCCCAGCAAGGCGATAGCAATTTCGCCACGCGATACGGCGATCAGATTCTGGTAAATCTCGCTGCTGTCTGCTTTGCCTGCCGCTTCTTTGATATCGACAGACGAGTCATCAGGGATTGCGGCAACGGCGTCCTCGATCATCGATTCCAGTGAATCCAGCAGGTTGTCGATTTCCCCCTGCGGCGTACCGCGAGGATGTTTGCCAATGACCCACGGTGAACCGTATTTTTCGGCAAACCGCACCCAGAACTTCATCCCGCCTTTTTTGAAGGTGACAGGCCAGAAGCACATCGACAGATCGGGAAAGCCATATGGGTTGTCGTAGGTTGCATCCTGACGCGGTACAAGGAATTTGTAGTCTGGTATGACTTCCCCCTCAAACCCGCTGTCACGGGAACGGAAACGCAGCCGGTTGTCGGTGTCGAACTGGAACCAGTCAGCAGGCTTACCGACGATGTCGCCAACATGCCAGCTTGTCCCAGAACGCTGCCACATCACTTCACAGGGCTGGTAGCCGTACAGCACCGCATCGGTCATTTCTCCGATAATGCGCGACATATCCATATCCGTCAGCATATCGCGGATATAGCTGAACACCTGTTCAGGTGCATTCCCTCTGTCAACACCACGCTCCAGCGCTTTCACTGCGGCCTTGCGGCGACGAATACAGCCGCCAACCAACGGGTCGGTGCGCAGCTCACGGTAAATACGGATGTCTTTTCCCTGCGCTTTCAGGATCGGGTCGGGATTGGGCAGATACATCCCCAGCCCATAGAAATCCATGCTGCGGTCACGTGAGGCGATCTGCTCGCTGAGTGATTTCTTAGGCTCGGAAAAGGAAACAAATTCGGTGGGGGACACCCAGAGTCCGCGTGCCATTAGTAGTTCTCCAGTAACCGCGCAGACGTTCTGCGTCTGCGGGAGGATGCCGTCACCGGCCCTTTGTTAATTTCCCTGCTGGCGTAGTAGGCCAGCGCCAGTGCAATTGCCGCGTCACCGTGGCGTTTACCGCCATCTGATTTGGCTTTTGAACGCTGCTCCGGCACGCGGGGAACGCCATTCACTACCTGAATAGCCCGCAGATCATCCAGCGTATCCTCATCCTTTGGCAGGTCGACCAAATTGCCGTCTTCCAGTGCAGCTTTGACGGGGGGCATATTGTCCCGATACCAGCCCTCCGTGGGCATAACTTGCTGTACCCGGCTGGCACCATAACGCTGCATGGCGTACTCCGCCAGATACGCGCCATTGCCCCGAGCATCGAATGCCGCACCCAGCAACATCGGCAGGCCATCCATCAGATACCAGGTGATCTGCTCCTGCTGTTTGAACGGCACGTTACGCAGCTCCAGCACGAACGGCACTTGCCGCACCAAATTCTTCTGTTGCAACAGGGGATAATCTACCGACAGGTCACCACTGCGGCCAAAGTCACGCCCTAGAAAAGATCGAGCACCTCTCGGTAGTGCATCCAGCAACGGCTTCAGATGGGTGTCCAGCCAGTCCAGTGTTTCGCTCCAGCGCGTTTCATCGGATTTCAGCTCATAACCTTCCGGGCAGGTCAGACGTAAAACGGGGGTATCGGCTGACATTCGGGATTCGATCAGGGCACGCGACAGCCAGGCTCCGCCACCATTAGCAGGGATGCAGTCCAGCTCTTCGGATGCACCCGTACCATAGAATTTATATACCGAGGCCATCCACTCGGCTTCCGCTGCGGCAGACCATTCACGCCCGGTACGCAGGCATACGCGGCTGAATAAGCCCTCCGTCACCGCCTCTTTAAAGGTGATACGTTGGACACTGCCGCCTTGACGTTCAGCCCGTATATCCCCGATCAACGTATTAAAGGGGTTGTCATCACCGTCATGGGTGGAAATGACGCGCACCTTACCGCCCCAAATCAGCATCGCCAGTGCGGCCTTCAGCAGTTCATCCAGTTGCTCATGGAATGCCGCCTCATCAATCACGATGATGCCCTGACGGCCACGCAGGTTAGACGGGCGGCTGGAGAGCGCGACAACGCGAAAACCGGAGTCGGGGAATTTGATGGTGTAGGTCTTGATGAACTTGTCGTCTTCGTCCTCTTCCCAGAAACCTTCTTCAATCTCGCTGGCCGCGTAGTTGAACGCCCGCGCCCACATCGCGCACGCCTGAATATACTCAACCGTCATATCCTGGTTATAGGCGATGTAATAAACGTTCATACCACCGGCAGGCGCTGAAGAGGCAGCGGTCAACACGTTATCGGACGCCTCCGCCCAGGTAATACCGGTACGACGACTTTTCTCAATGACCTTGAGCGGTGATGTATCGGCAACCCAGCGCTGCTGGTACGGCATCAGTGCGACGGGCGCATCCATCTGCGAGGTATCGGGCAACACCGGAGCAATCTTTCCAGATAACGTTGTCATGAGGCAATTCCCAGGATCTCCCGGCGCAATGCCTGCACCGCGTCAGTTGACAAGCCACCTTTGCGGGCAATCTTCTCGGCATTGCTTGCCGCTTGTTGCGCTTTGGTTCTGACTTCAGCCTGGAACTTCTTCAGATTGACGCTGGCCCGCGACAGCGTGGCGACGTTCTTGGCTACTTTGGACAACAGCGCGACACGCTCTTTGGAATCGATTTCCTCTTCGTCAGCTTCCTGTAACTGGACGATACTTTCGAAAAGTTCAGTCTGGATCAGCGCGATGACTGCTTCCGAACGCGCATCCTGATCGTCTGCTGCGCCTTCGGTTAACATGCGGGCGGCATCCGTGGCAGCACGAATAGCACCGAAACGCTTTTCAATCTTCTGGCCATAACGGTGGATCGCCGACTTACTGATGATGTAACCCTGCTCACGCAGCAGGCTTTCCAGTTCGGCATAACCGCTGAAGCCGGATTCGGTCAGCGCCCGCTCCAGCCAGCGGCGGGCATCCTCCGGCAGTTTGTCGATAGTGCTGCGACGAGCCATATCATTCGCTCCAGTATTTTTCAGGCCGGGCGATCCCAGGGCCACACTCCACGGTATACTCAACGATATCAACGCCGAGCCGCGTTAAGTCAGCGAACCAGTCCCCGCTGGGGCGTTTGGTCAGTTCCACCATCTTGCGGTCAGACAGATAATCCAGTTCGCGCCGTAGCTCCAATGGCGTGGTATCCGGGTAAATCGCCAGTGCAATATCCAGCAACAGCGTCTCACTGGCGGTATACGGGCGGGTTTTATTGAGTGCGACCAGCAGACTCCAGCGCAGTCCCTCTCTGCGTGCACGAGCGATATCAACCATGTTGTCCTCCGTTCATTCGGTGCTGTTGCACCAGTTCCAGTTTGTTGTAAACCGCATCCAGTTTGGCTTCGATTACCGTCTGCCCCCGGATGTAGTCTTCACGGCGGACATAGGTCACCGGAAGTTCGGCACGAAACTCCAGAAATTCCCGCTCCAGCCGCTGCCAGCCTTTTTCGCTCTGAGAACGGGCCTGCTCCAGTGCGCCAAAACGCTCGTTCAGGCGCTGCTCTATCTGTGCCAGCAGAATTTTTCCGGCTGCAAAGACAAACCCTAAAAAACCCAGCAACAGGCCCACCAGTTGCCAGAACTCGACTTCAATTTTCATTATTCTTTCCTGTTCTGTAGTGCAGCGAGGTAATCCAACAGGCCATTTACCTGCGCAACAAGCCGCTGGTAACGTTCTCCGGCGTCGGTGCTGTGGGCGAGGATGTCGCGTTGGGTAACGCCGGAGTCGCGTAGCCGGGCGTCAAGGGGGGCAGCGGCTGTGGGCGTGTAGCCAGCCCCGCTGGCAGCGGTGGTAGCGTCTGTTCCTGCAACGGCATCAAAGGCGGCGTTGTACTGCTGCACGAAACCAGCAGTAAACACGCACTCAATAGGACGGCTCTGGCCGCGTTCATCAATCCAGCGTTGCGTGACATCATCAATTCTCCGCTTCAGGTTTTCGTTTTGCTGGCGCAAAGACGCCGTGGTAGCGAGGTAATGCTGCTCGGCGGTATTCGCGGATGTGACCAGTTGCTGATAGCGCTGCTGCCATGCCTGTAAAGCAGCGTTGGCCTGTTCCGCCCGTTGCTGTTGCTGCTGAGCGATATCCGCCTGAAAGCGTGCCAGCGTTGCATCGGATGCTGATTTATGTTTCTCCAGTGCGGTATTACCAGCGGATTCTGCCCTGGCGAATCCGCTCTCATAACCGTTCTGGTAAATCAGCCACAGCGCCAGCAATACGGCAGCAACCCATAGCAAGGTTTTCCACGGCAGCGTTTTAAGCAGGTTCAGCACAGCTACGGCCTCCCCACGTCAGATAGCGCGGCGCTAACTCCTGCAGGATGCGCGGCGGGTAATGGCGGTTCTCACGCCAGTTAGCCGCAGAACGTCCGGCATTGACGGTAGCGACATGCCCAAACCAGCGCTGACGATCTAATCCACGTTGTGCCGCCAGTTTCTGATCGCGCTGTACCCAGCCCAGCCCGCCGTTATAGCCGGAGAGCGTCATCGCCATCCGTTCGCAGTTGTCAGCCGCATTAACACGCTGCCAGATCCAGCGGTCATAGCGGGTCAATGCACGAATCGACCACGCAGGGTTAAACGGCTGATTGGCTTTTAGTTCCGGCATGATGCCGCTAATCCACTTCGCCGTAGCAGGCATAAACTGTGCCAGGCCCTGTGCGCCAACGGGCGAGACTGCGCGCGGATTCCAGCCGGACTCCTGATGGAGTTGCGCCGCGAAATCGGCCACCGGCGCATTCAGTCCCCAGTCCAGTCGGGCATTTCGGATAAGGTCGTTACGGTATTGTTGGGCTGCCGCAGGCGGCTGGGCAGCATTAGCCTGACTGAAGAAACCGCCGCACCAAAGCAACCAAGCCGTAGCCAGTGCGCCGAATAGCGCCCACCAGGCGCTGTGCTTGTCTGTGCGTGGTTCGCCATGTTTCATCAATGTCATGCCTAACCCCAGCGACACCAACACAATCCAGGTGATTTGCGGCCAGTTCATAGCTATAGCCCCATCGCTACGGCCAGACAGACCGCCGCCACGATAATGGCGCGACGGATCAATGTCGCAGCAAATATCCGTTGATAGCCATTTTTGACCGGGTATTCGCCGTGCTTCATCCGTTCAGGCTCATGCACCAGGTACTGGCCTAGTGCAGCCTTGGGGAACAACGAACGGTCGAGCCAGTAGCCCAACACAGCGGCCAGCGTGATCAATGAGATTTTATAAATGACGACAGGGAGCTGCTGCGGTGATACCAACGCGATCACAGCCAGCAGTAACACGGCAGTCAGTTGCCAGCCGATAAGGCGCTTCAGGCGTGTGAGTCGAAAGATGTTTCTCATTGCTGTCTCCTTATGTAAGTAGAGACAGCATGACGCATTGCGGCACTCAGGGATTTTAAACGGCGTTAATAGTGGCAAAACAAGGGGAAACGCCAGTATGGCGGGGAAAAGAGCGGCCTGCCTGCTGTGTGGCGCAGCGGGCAGGCCGTCAACCCACAGATATGTGCTGTGAGTCAACCGAGGCTCTCCCGTTCTCGAGAACCGGAAAAGCCTACCGTATTTTCATCCCGTGAAAAAGGCTTACAGATAATGAAAGAACAATCTTTGCCCATCGTCCCGTGGATTGGTGGCAAACGCCGTCTGGCCAAACACATCCTGCCACTGTTTCCTACTCATACCTGCTATGTAGAACCGTTCTGCGGCGCGGCAGCATTATATTTTCTGAAGCACCCTAGCAAGGCAGAGGTGATCAACGATATCAACGGCGAACTGGTGAACCTTTATCGGGTAGTGAAACACCACTTGGAAGAGTTTGTACGGCAATTCAAGTGGGCGCTGGTCAGCCGTCAAATCTACAAATGGTTGCAGATTGTACCAGAAGAGACGCTGACGGATATTCAGCGTGCAGCCCGGTTCTACTACCTGCAAAAACAGGCATTCGGCGGCAAGGTGGAAGAACGTACCTTCGGTACGGCAACGACTGCACCACCGCGTTTTAACCTGCTGCGCATTGAGGAAGAACTGTCAATGGCCCACCTGCGGTTATCCCGCACCGTGATTGAGCACCTCGACTGGGCGGAGTGCATCCAGCGCTATGATCGTCCCCACACGCTGTTCTACTGCGACCCGCCATACTGGGGAACGGAAGGCTACGGCGTAGCGTTCGGGCTGGGGAACTATGCCCGCATGGCGGAGCTGGCGCGAGAGATCAAAGGAAAGATGATTGTCTCGGTGAACGATATACCAGAAATGCGACAGGCGTTTGAGGGATTGAATCTGCAGAGCGTGGGGATCAATTACAGCCTGTCGGGGAAACCAGTTCCACGGCGGGAACTGGTGATTTGTAATTTTTGATGAGATATAGACATATCATAGTGGGACTTAACGCCCACTATGATAGCACCTTAATTATATTAAAAAGCCGTCTTCCAGTTCGCAGCAAACACATAACAGATGTGGTAACAATACCGATTAACACCGTTATAGCCAGTCCCTGAAACTTTGTATGCAACATCAGCCCAATTAAACATGTTAATACCAGTATCAACAACATAAAGCAGGTATCAAAAGCATCTGTCATTAGACGCCGATAGTGCCCAGTCTTTTGCATATTCCTGAGCAAGGGCTTGTCCAGTAAGGAAACCAAAAGCGCAACAGCCGTTATAATAAATCCAAGCAACGTTGCAAAAACACTAGCTAAGGTCGTCATCAAATTAGGGATCGCCGCCTCTGGCATGTGAGGCGATTTTTGCCAGTACAAGACCGCTATAGCAACGCCTATAGCCAGATTAAACAATAGCCCCGGAATCCTCTGATCCAATATACGCATTAATACTCTCCCGGTTTTCATCGTATGCCGTATCAATGAGGCGATACATTGTTCCTGCAGGAGGGAAACGAGCATCGGTTGGTATTGATTGTTTGGAGACAATCCGATCTGCTATCAGATCTATGGGATGAACAACACCATCAGCTTCAAACACTTCAATCACTGCCTTCCTAGCTCCTAGATCAACCAGCTCCTGCATAGCAAATTTAATGCCCTGTTTGAGTCTGCCATCACTATCTCCACGTCTGGTATTAATCCCCATTACAACTTGCATTGTATCCGCGCCAGCCGCGCCAAGTAATTGAAGCGTTTTTTGACTGAAATCCGTATCGGGATACAGTTCTGGGTTACGAGGACGAGGGAGCGTCAAAGTGAGTTTCTTCATGTTGACGTCACCTTTCATAAGCATAGCAATAGCTTCTTTCCCTAGCAGAGGTGCAGCTTTTACACTGGTTGAGAAAATTGTCGATAAAAATGCAGTGAAACGGCTCATTCCCCCAGCCAAATGATTTCGGTGCCAACCAATAATATTGTGCTGTGAATAATATACAAAAAAGTTACGTTCAATAATGCCTTCATCTTCTTCTAAAGGAATCGGGGATGAATGTTTCCCTGGAGCTCCTTTATCAGGGATATCAGAATTACGGAATTTCCTTACCTCACCTGCATAAGTGCCGTCATCTCGCTTTTTCAAAGCCCAGATTTCCCTTGTGCAGCCTTCCCGATCAGACGAACTGGGTGACGTTTTATCTATAGCAGATTGAAATGCTGCATCAAGCGATGCCAGTCTTGCAGATGGTTTAAATGACAACTGATAAAATTCAATTCGATAAGTTTTAACATCACTCATTCAGAGAGGCCCTCTTTAATTTGCTGTTTGTAATCCTGTAATCAACTAGTCACTAGATAATATAAATTAATTCAGATGGTTATGTGCGATAAGGTTAAGTTTTATGTGGAATCCTAATATCAACTCATATTCAATGTTTCATCACGACTGCCGCCAACTTTTCCGCTGTTTGCGGGGTTAATCCGCTATTTAGCTGAGCAACGACAAGCCCATTCTTCGACTGATAAAGGTAGGGGCCAGCGAAAGCTTTTAGTGCATCAAAGTAGGCATAAATCGCATCACAGTATTCTTTCTTCTCACAGATAAAGACTTGTCCACCTTTGGGAGAAACTTCTGAAAGAACAAAAGTAACATGCTCTTTGTAGCTGTTAGGTACAGGCGTTTTTACACTGCGATCTGGCGTTTGAATATCAGTGACCGTGACACCTGTTTGTTGGAACTGCTCCATAATGCTCTGTGTCGTAATAGCCTTATCGCCACAACCTGCCAAAAGAAATACAAATGGTATTAATAGCTTGTGCATAACCAATATCCTTATCTAAATAAAAAAGATGTAAAAAATCCTAAAAAGAAAATACCGATAAATACTTTAGGGTGAGCTTTTATAAGTTCTTGCCAATCCACTGCTTTGGGCTGTGTGGGGTTTGGCTGGCGTTGCCGCAATTCATCTCGGTCAAAATGGTCAAACGCCACTTGAAGTTGTTCACGGGATAAATCGTTGAGCGTTTTCGTACCAAATTTTTTCAGACAAAATCTATCGCGTTCTGTTGCGGTATCCACGGTTAATCGCAAGATTTCGCTGACTAATCGGCGGCACTCTTTTGCCAGCTTAGCCTCTGCCAGTCTATGTTGCAGATACGTCTCAGCTTTATGATATTTCTTGGTTGTAATGCCCTTGATACTGTGAACATCAATATGGGCATGAACGGCTCGCCACAGATCTTTTTTAGGCTCGCCGCTGGCAGTAACAAGGTCATCTAGCAATTGGTGCAGGCGATGACGCTGAGCCGGAAGTAGCGACTCATTATCTGTCGGGTTTTCACCTGAAAGGGGATGTATATTGATAATGTCTCTGGATGAGAACTGTCCCTGTGCAGTTCCATTAAACTCCTGCCGCATCCTATCTCCTTTTATTACTGTGTATTACTCGTTCTATTTATTTTTTTTATTACTGACTACGCCGTTATTAATAATCTGATTACCAGCAAATTGACCGCTAATATCACCATTGAATATCTGGGGAGAGGTTCCTTGTGGCACTGAACCAGCTGTTAAAGCAGCGAGCACGGCAGACTTTACCGCTAATGGTGCAGATCGATAGTGATTAATCAATTCCAGTTCATCGTTGGGCAAAGCGGCACTAGCTCTTACCCCAGTGACAACATACTGAACATCTAAACCAAACTTTGCTAGAGCAGCCAAATAAGAAGCATCAGGAAAACGCTCACCTTTCTCATAGTTTAACTGGGTAAGTTTTTTCACGCCGCCGATCTCTCCCATAGCGGGCTGGCTCAATCCTAACCGTTCACGTTCTTCTCTTAGTCTCTCACCAATATTGTTTTGCATACTAATCTCTATTGACTGGTATAAATTTTTATACCATAATCTACCACGTATTCTACAAACATCATTGCATAACCGGAGGCCGTAGCATGACACCCGAACAAGTTAAAAGCCGCTTTCAGCAGCACGGTATCACCGTCACCCAATGGGCGCAGGACAATGGTTACTCCCGTGAAGCGGTCTATCGCGTACTGAACGGCATCACCAAAGCCAAGTACGGCCAGGCACATGAAATCGCCGTCAAACTCGGTCTTAAAACCACCGCCCGTGCCGCCTGATATCTATCAGCCTGCGTAACAGATTATCACATATCGCAAAAAGGGGAATGACATGACTAAGGCAAATGTTTCCAGCGCAGGCGCTCGGATCTTGCGCGTTCTCAAAGCATTGCGCGGCCATACCCTGAACGGGGTATCAAACGGTGAGCTGGCGACGGCTTTGGCTGATTCTCCAGCCAACGTTAACCGTGCCCTGAACACCCTGATTGAGGAAGGGCTGGCACAAAAACTGGATAACGGCAGATTCGCCCTCTCGATGCAGGCGCTACAGATCGCACAGGCTCATGCGAACGAAATATCCCGTGCGCAAGACCGTATTAACGAAATGAATCAACGCCTGCTGGCTGGCAGTCGCTAAGGATAAGAAATGGCACGAACTAAATCACAAGCGGTTGAATTAGTAGAAGATGCCCCGCTAGCGGGCGATTTGAATGTGAAACTTAATGCCCTGACGGAACATAAATTGCAGGTAATGAATCAGTTCGGTGATGGTTTGCCATATGAACGTTCCCGTATTGTCCATGAGGCACGGTTTTACATGGCGCAAAGTGCTGAGGCCATGCTAGAAGCAGGTAAGCGCTTGACCATCCTTAAAGAATGTGAACCGCATGGCGAGTTTGAAATCATTGTGCGTGAAGAGCTGGGAATACCAGAACGTACTGCACAACGCTTAATGCAAGCCTCTATTAAGTTTATGAACCCACAGTTACAGGCAAAAGCGCCAACGTTGGCGCTTTTGGGAAAGTCAAAACTATTTGAACTTATGACTGAGGATGATGAGTCCCTTGCCGAACTGGCTGACGGCGGCACTGTAGCAGGTTTAACGCTGGATGATGTCGATCGTATGAGTTGTCGTGAACTCCGCCAATCTCTGCGCGAAGCTCGCGAAACCAATACCGCCCAGCAGCGTGTTCTGACCGACAAAAACCAGAAAATAGACGACCTGACCACCAAACTGGATAAGAAATCCCGCATCCAACCGCCGCCTCCCGATCAGGAAGCAGAGAAACTGCGCAAAGAGGTTAGCGCGATTGCGTATGAAGCAGAAGCGGCTATCACCGTTCGTCTTCATACCGCCTTTTCAACCTTAACCACCTTCACATCCGATAACGATGTAGAGCCACCGTATGACTTTATGACGGGCTTGGTATGCCAGATAGAGCGGGCGTTACACCATATCCGCGAGGTTTTTGACCTTGAGGCCGCGCCAACCGGCAGCGAACGTCCGACATGGCTGGATGCGCCGGAACCCGTGATTCCGCGCACAGACGCATAAGGGGACGCCATGAGTGCCGCCCTGACAGAACGATTAGTGGCTGTAGCCCGCGCCGCACGACAGGCCGGGCATGGCGAACGCGGTGCCATCTATGACGCCGCCTGTATTGAACTAGGGCTATCTCGCGCCACATTGCTACGCAAGTTAAAGGAGGTTGCCGTGACTGACAAACGCAAAAAACGCGCTGATGCCGGGCAAAGCGCCTTAACGCGGGATGAAGCAGCGATGATATCCGCCACGCTGATGGAGGCAACGCGTAAAAACGGTAAGCGCCTGTATTCCATCGCTGACGCCGTAGAAACCCTGCGGGCAAACGACATGATCGCTGCCGGACGCATTGATGAGGATACGGGGGAGTTTTTCGCCCTGTCAGAGACCGCTATCAGCCGCGCGTTGCGCAATTATGGCCTGCATCCCGATCAGTTAAGTCAGCCAGCGCCCGTGACTGAGTTGGCCAGCCTGCATCCTAATCATGTGTGGGAAATCGACGCCTCACTTTGCACCCTCTATTACCTGAGCAATGGGCATAAGGGCTTGCAGGTGATGGACAGCGCAAAGTTCTACAAGAATAAACCGGCCAATGTGGCACGTATCGCCAGTGACCGCGTCTGGAGCTATGAAATCACCGATCACACCAGCGGCTGGATCTACGTCGAGTATGTGATGGGGGCCGAATCTGGCGAAAACCTGTGTTCTGTACTCATCAACGCCCTGCAAGAGCGCGGGGGCGCAGACGTGCTGCACGGTGTGCCTAAGCTGCTGTATCTCGACCCCGGTTCTGCCAACACCGCAAGCATGACGAAAAACCTGTGCCGTGCGTTGGGTATCGAGCTGAAGGCGCATAAAGCCCATGCCGCACGCTCAACAGGCAGCGTGGAGAAGGCCCGCGACATCATCGAACACAAACTGGAGCCGGGCCTGAAGTTCCAACCAGTTCATAGCCTGGAAGAGCTGAATGCGCTGGCCGTGAAATGGCGTTCTCACTTCAACGCTACCGCCGTTCATAGCCGCCACGGACAGACCCGTACCGATATCTGGCTAAAAATTAACGCCGAACAACTGGTGAAAGCGCCGTCTGTTGAGGTGTGCCGCGAACTAGCCGTCGCAACACCGGAAGAGCGCAAGGTTACGCCGAAGCTGCGCGTATCGTTCCGGGGCATTGAATACGATGTGTCTACCGTACCCGGCGTGATGGTCGGTGAGAAGTTGCTGATTACCCGCAACCCGTGGCGCACCGATGCCGCACAAGTGGTACTGACGGGCGAAGATGGCCACGACACTTTCTTCCTGGTCGATGAAGTGACCAAAAATGAATTTGGCTTTGCCGACTCTGCCGCCGTGATCGGCGAACGCTATAAATCGCATGCCGATACGCCAGCCCAAACCGCAGCGAAAGAAATTGAACAGTTGATTACGGGAACGGATAACGCGACGGATGCGGCAGCGGCACGTAAAGCGAAAGCACTGCCGTTCGGCGGCAAACTTGACCCATACAAACACATTGATGACACCTCGTTACCTGTGTTTATGCCGCGTCGTGGTACGGAGTCTGATGTACGCAGCCCACGCGTCGAACAACGACCATTAACACATGTTGAAGCCGCTAAGGCGCTGCGTGAGCGGTTTGCCGTTCGTAGTCAGACATGGACAGCCGGACACTTTCGCCAGTTGGTTCAGCTTTATCCTGCAGGAGTACCGGAAGAACAACTGGATGAGGCTGTCGATGCACTAATAACGCCTGTTTCCGGCAATGTCATCAACATCGTCAACGGGAATTAAGGGGGGAACATGCTGGTACTGAAACAACAGTTAAAACAGGCACGGCTCTCGCAGGCCGTTGTCGCCAGACATATCGCTGTGTCAGAAGCCACGCTGGCACAGATTGTTAATCACGACCAGTGGCCACGCACCAACACCGGGGAAATTCGCCAGCGTCTGACAGCCTTTCTGTCGGCTAATGGCATTGAAACACAACGTAGTTTTGATGCTGTGCAGGACGGCACATCCCGCACAGCAGATACAACAGACCTCACAACGGAGGAAAACATGTTACTCAAAAAACAGGTGTTATTTCCAGCAACAAAAAAGGCATTCGGACTGTTCCGTGACCCGTTTGCCGATGATGCCATGCAGGGCGCGGAAGACGTCTTTACTACGCCGGATAGCCGCTATGTGCGTGAGTCACTGTATCAGACCGCGAAACATGGCGGGCTGATGGCGGTCATTGGTGAATCTGGGGCGGGAAAATCTACGCTACGCCGTGACCTCATCGAACGTATCAATCGCGAGAACGCGCCCGTTATCGTCATTGAACCATATGTGATTGCGATGGAGGACAATGATGTTAAAGGTAAGACGCTGAAAGCCGCCGCCATTGCCGAAGCTATCATCAACACCATCGCTCCGCTGGAAGGCGTGAAACGGTCGCAAGAAGCACGCTATCGCCAACTGCATCGCGTACTCAAAGACAGCAGCAATGCGGGCTACAGCCATGTCCTTGTGATTGAAGAAGCGCATAGCCTGCCGATCCCCACGTTGAAGCATTTGAAGCGATTTTACGAGCTGGAAAGCGGGTTTAAGAAGTTGCTGTCTATTGTCCTGATCGGCCAGCCAGAATTAGCAGTCAAGTTAAGCGAACGCAATATGGAGGTACGCGAGGTTGTCCAGCGCTGTGAAATCGTCGAGCTGCTGCCACTGGATAACAGCCTGGAAGCGTTTCTAACGTTCAAAATCGAACGCACAGGGAAGAAGCTCGCTGACATTATGGACGACAGCGCGATTGAAGCGATACGCGGGCGTCTCAGTAGCAATCTCGGCGGCAGAAAGAACGTCAGTCTGCTGTACCCGCTGGCCGTTTCCAATCTGGTGATTGCGGCCATGAATCTAGCCGCTGATATTGGCGTGCCGGTGGTGAATGCTGATGTGGTTAAGGGGGTTTAACGGTGGCCAAAATCATTATTTCTGTACAACAACTGCCTGCTGCACTGGTAAAGAAAGATCAGGAACTCAGTCAGTCTATTAACGTTTCAATTGAGAATGAAACAGGTGACATCGTCGTGACACAGCTACTGGCAACGATGATTAAAGACGAGATGGCTAACGCTATTAAGGCGGCTAATACAAAACTGATGAAACATCTTAATGCGGCAGGAATGACCTTCACCAGCCAAATGATGCGTAATCACAGGGATCTGCACTGAGCACCTTATATTCTGGGGGACTGATATATGACGTCAGTTTTGAATATTGATGAGCAATTATCCAATGTGCAAGCCGTCATGACGGCGTTACGCGCCATGAATGCGACGGTCCACAGCGTGATGATTAAGGGAAGCCAGCCGATTATCCGCATTGCCAGAAATGGCCACTGTGAAAAGTTGATTAAAAACGGCGTGGCGCGTTATGTGCTGACCGGCGTGAATAACAATGGTCGGTTTCGACAAGGGGAATTTGAACAGCATGGGTGCCGTATTATTTGGTCCGAGTCATTACATTGAGGGGAAATAAACGTGGAAATTAATAAAGATGATTACATGACTGACCGTAAAGGTCGGTTAGTCCCAATTAGCCAGATCTCTGATTACGATCTGGCAATGGACGCATTTGTAAATGAACGAGTTGATGCAGCAGAAATTAAAAGCGCCGATTTGTCTGATTTTAAAACGCGCTCTTTCGATGAGTGCTATGCATTCATGGACTTGGTAGCAGAGAAATATGGCCGTCAGCGCGGCGGAGTGAAGGGTAACGTGACGTTCTCCAGCTTTGACGGCAACAAGCAAATCACCATCAAAGTGCAGGAATCACTGACATTCGGGCCAGAGTTGCACATTGCAAAAGAAATGATTGATGAGTGTGTTAAGGAATGGTCACAAGGAGCCGACGAAAAGCTGCTGGCGCTGATTTCTGATGCCTTTCAAGTTGATAAAGAAGGCAATCTCAGTACCACCCGCATTTTGTCTTTGCGCAGGGTAAAAATTGACGACGAGCGCTGGAAAAAGGCGATGGAAGCTATTTCAGAGTCATTACTGGTCGCTGTATCAAAAACGTATATCAATTTTAGAAAGAAAGACGAATCGGGGAAATTGGTCAATATCCCGTTAGATATCGCCGCCATTTAATTATTAAAAAATGAAATTGCTTTTATTTCGGCGTCAACGCCGGGGAATCCTGCACGCGTAATTCAGCATAACCACTATTTGGAGGGCACATGATTAAAGGTATTGCACACAATCGCTCAACGCTGTACCGCATGGCGTTAAAGCACTTTGGCCCTGAATCTCAGGCACTAAAGCTAATCGAAGAAGCAGCGGAGTTGGGAGCGGCTGCATCACGCAACCTGAATGGGAATGGCCTCGGTAACGAGGTCGATTTAGCGGAGAAAATGGCAGGCATTGAGATAATGGTCGAACAATTCCGCCTGAATGGCATGGATAAGTTAATCGAACTAGCAAAGCACAATAAATTAAAACGACTGGCTGAGAGGCTGGAGGTGGAATATGTCGGAGGTGATGCGTGATTATTGGCTTCATATTACTGGTATCAGCCTGCGGTGCTGATTTCTGCGATGCCATGCCTGTGTCAGACGACATCTACCTGAACCAAGAGTCGTGTCAGTTAGTGTTGGATGCTATCCATGAACGCCGCCCTGAAGCCATCTTGCTGTGCGGCGAAGTCTGGCGGGAGGAAAGCGATGACAAAGAATCAACTGATTAAGTTGATCCACATAGCCAAACGCGATCTGCAACTGGACGATGATACCTATCGCCAGTTGCTAATCACCGTTACAGGCAAGTCATCTACGCGGGACATGACAGTCCCGCAGTTAGATAATGTGCTGCATGCCATGAAGAAACGCGGGTTTAAGATTAAATCAGCAAAAAAGGCTAGCAGCACTCGTCCATTGGATGATTCTCCCCAGTCCAGAAAAATCCGCTCATTATGGTTAGAAATGGCTGATGCAGGCATCATTCGTGACCGTTCTGAAGCAGCGCTAGCGCGTTGGGTGAAGCGTGAAACCGGCGTCGATAGCCTGCAATGGCTGAATTCAGAACAGGCCAGCGTCATTATTGAGAAGCTGAAGCAGTGGCAACGCCGCGTAAGGAAGCCAGAATGAACAACGGCAATAATTTTCGCAGCAAAGGGCCTGAGCTATTGGTGGAACTGGCGCAGCATACTACAAGCACAATAAAGGAAGTTGTCGAGATCGACTCTGCTATCGCCGAGCAAATCGGCGAGGCAGTGGCCAACCGTATGATGCAGGTCTGGGGCGGTCAAAGCGTCTACTTTCCGATGGGAACGCTATGGCGCATCTCTCAGCGCGACCACGACATCTTCAACGACTTCAATGGCCGCAATCATCATGACCTGGCACGTAAGTATGGCGTTTCTCTGCAATGGGTTTACAGCGTGATTAAGCGTGTCAGAAAGTCTGAGACAGACAGGCTGCAGGGACGCCTGTTTGATGATGGTGAATTTGATGACGAACCACAGCAAGGGGAGTAAAATTTCACAGGTCGAACAGAAGAATGACTAAATTTTTCGTCCGGCCTGTTTTTTCACATACTGTAAGAGAATTACAATTACTATCCAATCTCTTCCCAGTTCACCCCACTTAGTCCCACAATTATCTCGCAGACTCTGTATTATTTATCTCACTTCTAA